GAACGTACCTGCATATTACATAAGCGCAGATATGAATAACTCAATGACCTATCAAAATATATTAGATGGCCGTAAAGAGTTCGTAGCATATTCTTTGCAGCCGTTTATTAGCGCAATAGAAAACCGTTTATCTATGGACGATATAACACGGCACGGCAATATTGTGCGCTTTGCTATTGATGAAACTTTTTTACGCGCTGATACAAAGGCGCGACTAGAGGCAATAGAAAAGATGTTAGCTCTAGGGTTAATTGATTTAGAGCAAGCGCAAAGTATGGAGCAACTAAGCCCTATGGGCCTTAACGAGGGGGCAAGTAATGATCTTAACGTTTAGCGGAGTAGTACAGGCCGTAGATGCAGGCGAGCGCCGAGTTATCGCTGGCAAGATAGCGCCCTACGATGGCGAGATAGGTTATACAAGCGCGGGTAAAGTAATGTTTAGCAAAGGCTCAATTACTGCAGCTAACCCCGATAAAATAAAGCTGTTAATGTCACACGATAGCGGCCAGCCTGTAGGGCGTATGATTTCGATACAGTCTGCAGAGGATGGCCTTTACGCTAGCTTTAAGATAAGTGCAAGTACACGAGGTAACGATGCAATTTTGCTAGCCCAGGAGCAACTAATGGATGGCCTTTCCGTCGGGGTTGAAGTGACAGCCTCGGAGCCTAAAAAAGGTTATCTCCTGGTGACGGCGGCAACTTTGCGCGAGGTTTCGCTGGTTGAAGCTGCCGCGTTTCCAAGTGCCGCCGTGCAAAGTATTGCTGCTAGCGAAAGCGAAACAGTAGAAGAAAACCAACCAACCCAAACCGAAAGCGAGGCCGCTGTGACTACAGCTCCCGAAACTCAAACCGAGGATAGCACCGAGGCTGCACCTGTAGTAGAGGCAGCACGGCCAATTATCCGATCTAACCCGCTAGATTCCCAGCGCGTACGCACACCTATTAAATATGGGCGCATACACAGAGCATAAAGTTAAGGCAGCTCTAGGTAATGATGAGTCTAAGCTATACATAACTGCAGCAGATGATACTTTCGTAAATAATCCTGCATTTAATCCAACACAGTATTTAAGCGAGTTTATTACTAATACACGCTTTCCACGTAGCGCAATCGATGCCTGCAGCCGTGGAGTATTGCCTGCTACAGGCACTACTATAAATGTGCCTTCACTTGTAGATAGTAACGGCGGATTAAACGGCGTTGCACCTACTGTAACTGTTGAGGCCGAAGCTGGCGCAGTATCTAATACAGGTATGGTTACAGAGTATCTTTCAGGTACAGTATCTAAGTACTCAGGTATGAATACACTCAGCGTAGAATTATTAGAGCGTACTAATGATCCTAATTTCTACAATGAGCTTACTAATCAGCTACAGGTTGCATATATGAACGCGACAGACTCAGCGGTCATAAGTGCGATAAACGCAACGGGCTTTGCTAGCACAGCGGTTGCAGCAACAGCGGCAGGCTTAATCTCTTACACCGCAGAAAGCACAGCCAATGTTTACAAAAACAGCGGCTACTTTGCGCAGAATTTCGTAGGCAGCACAAGTATCTATAACCTATTGCTAGGTGCAGTAGATACAACTGGCCGCCCAATCTTTAACGCTTACCAGCCAAACCCTTCTGCACTAGCTAACGCTGCAGGTATGGTTAGTAATAATTCTGTACGCGGGAATATGCTTGGGTTAGATTTGTATATAGATAGGTTTATGACTGCAGGCGTAGTAGATAACTCAGCCTTTATTTTGGCTCCTGAGGCTTTTACAGTTTATGAAAGCCCTCAAGCCTATATGTCTGTAAATGTTGTATCTAATCTCCAAGTGCAGATTGCTATTTATGGATTTATGGCAACTATTGCCAAGATTCCAAACGGTATCTGCCGCCTGAATATCACCTAAGCAATAACTCAATAGTGGGTAGGGCATATTTAGCCCTTTGCCCTACTCACCTAACGTAAGGAGTACCGATATGCCTGCTACATACGTAACAGCCGCTACGCTTAAAGCTAGCCTCGGTGTCGGTACTCTTTACGATTCTTACACGTGGATCGAGGACACCTGCCAGGCAGCCCAGGATTTAATTAACGGGTTTTTATGGTTTGATAACACGCCTGTAGTAGGCACAGCTTTAGTGTCTAATGTTGCTACAGTTATGCTAGCCAACCCTGGCATATTTACTACGGGCCAATCTGTAACTATTGCTGGGGCTGGCTCTACCTTTAACGGGGCATACACCATTACGGCCACTATCCCGTTTAGCACAGGCACAAGTAATATCCTGCCAGCCTTTAATATGCAACTCAACTACTGGCAATTCCCGCAGGGCTATAGCTTTATACAATATGCCAAAACTGCATCGGATCAAAACTTTAGGCGTGTACTGCCATACGGCACAGCTACGGGCGATGATACAAAGACTGCTAGCTATGCCAACACACCTGCCATAAACGCGGCCGCGCTTATCCTGGCTGAGAATATATGGACAGCGCGCTTTAGCACACAAAACGGTGGCACCGGCGTAGATGGATATAGCCCTAGCCCGTTTAAGATGTCTAATACTTTGATGGCATCTATTAGGGGCTTGCTAGCAAACTATCTAAACCCTAGCGCTATGGTCGGCTAATGCCTGCAGCCATAACTACGCTACGCACCACGATAGCTACAGCTATAACTAATGCCGCGGCCTGGTCTACCTTTGCCTACCCGCCTAGCAATATATTAGCTAACAGCGTTATCGTGGCCCCTGCCGATCCGTATTTAACGCCTAGCAATAACTCGCGCTCGACTATATCGCCGCTAGCAAACTTTAAGATTATTATTACTGTGCCTATGTTTGATAACGAGGGCAACTTAACAGGCATCGAGGACACCATAGTAGCCGTGTTTAATTTACTGGCTGCTAGCGCAATCGTATTTAATGTTAGCTCTGTTAGCGCCCCTAGCGTGTTAAGTGTGGCTAGCGGTGACTTACTAACAGCCGAAATTACAATCAACGTACTAACAGCTTGGAGCTGACCTATGGCACTAACAGATGAAGATAAAGCGTTTTTAATCAAGATAGGCCAAGAATTGCCTAGCGAGGTTAAAGTAACAAAACCACCTAAAGAAACACCAACAGAAAAGGACGAGGCATAAGCGATGGCTATTTATCTAAGTAATGGAGTGGTAGTTACGCTTAACTCTGTAGCGCTCTCCGATCACGTAACGAGCGCAACAATTAACCGCAGCTTTGATGAGCTAGAGGTTACAGCTATGGGCGATAACGCGCACAAGTTCGTAAAGGGCCTAGAGGCCAGCACAATTACTCTAGACTTTCTTAACGATACTGCAGCATCTAACGTGCTACAGACTTTGCAAGCTGCCTGGGGTACAACTGTTCCCCTTACGCTAAAGCAAACCAGCGCTGCAATATCGGCTACTAACCCTGAGTATCAAACAACTGTGCTAGTAAATAACACTACAGATATTAACGGCGCTGTAGCTGACATTTCTACACAGTCCATTACCTTTACCTGCAACAGCGTAATCGTTGTAGATACAACAATATAACCAACTAAGCAAAGGGGCTAAGACAATGGCACAACTTAAAATAACAAGGGCTGACGGATCGGTATCTGAGCATCAGATAACGCCGCGTATTGAGTATGCCTTTGAGCTATACGCTAAAAAAGGTTTTCACAAAGCCTTTAGAGATGATGAAAAGCAAAGCGATGTGTATTGGTTAGCCTGGGAGTGCATACGCACTAGCGGCGAAACCGTACCCGTTTTTGGGGCAGCCTTTTTAGACACCTTGGCCCGAGTTGAGGTGCTAGAGGATAACCCTTTGGAGTAGTGGGGCGCGGTAACTTTGGTTACCTTATAGCGCAGCTAGCCGTAGAAACAGGCATCGCGCCCCAAGCTTTACTAGATTTAGATAGCGTAATGCTAGCTAATATATTACAGGTGTTAAAGGATCGAGCAAAGGAGATGCAAAGTGCCAACCGTAGAAATAAGAGGTAACACAGACCTACGTAAGGCACTAGCCCGCTTTGCACCTGACTTAGATAAAGAGCTACGCAAAGAATTAAGTAGAGCGCTAAAGCCTGTAGTAAAACAGGCTAGAGGTTTTGTACCTGCTACGGGTGACATTATGCGCGGCTGGCAGCCTCGATCCTTTAGT